CTCGCCGAAGGTAGCAGAAGGGAAAACGAGGTCAAGCCGCAACAGGTACGGCTGGAAGCCGCGCCCGGCGTTGGAAGGTAGCAGAAGGGAAAACGAGGTCAAGCCGCTGAACCTCACACCCCCGGCAACTTGCACCACCCATCGTTCCCGCCGCCCTCGCTGCCCTTGTGGCGGCGCACGGTGCGGGCGCTGACGCCCACCTGGCGCGCGGTCTGCTCCACGCCTTGCCCGGCGTTCAACGCGCGTTCAATGGCCGCCCAAACGCTGGCCCGGTTTCCGGCGAGGGGGCCAAGGGGCACCTCCACCTCGCCGCTGCCCAGGGCCTGGGTGACGGCCAGCGCCGCGTCCGTGCCCACGGCCTGGACAAGCCAGTGCTTGGCGTGCAGGGCCTCCGGGCTCGGGATGTAGGCCCGGCCGCCGCCTCGCGCTTTGGCCAGCTGCACGGCGGCCTGGAGCCCGGCTGCCTGGGCCACGGTGGCCAGGACGCCCGGCAGCTGCGCCAGGATGTGCTCCGGCAGCGGGGTGGCGGCGTCAGGGCGCGGCATGTTTCGCCTCCGGCATGGGATCGGCCAGCGGCTCCCAGCGCGGCTTGCCGCCCCGGTACGTGAGCACGAAGGCCCGACCTTGCTCGTCGTAGGAAATGGCCCCACCCTTGCGCTTGCCGCCCTTCATGAGCGCCACCATGACGCCCTTGAGTTGCTCGGCCGTGGCCCACTCCAGGCGGGCCACGCGGTACATGCGCTTGAGGATCGCCGCGGCGTAGTCCCAGGGCACGTGCTTGCCCTGGTCCGTGCCCTTCTCGGACAGCAGCGCCTCGATCTTGGTCAGGAGCAGGGAGCGGTCGTAGGGCTTCACGTTGCCCTTGCCGTAGCCGCGGCCCAGGTTGGCCGGCGCGCCGTGCTTGTCGCCCTTGCGCTTGCGCGTGGTCCTGGCCTCCCAGCCCAGCTTCTCCATGTGCCGAAGCAGCTTCTCCAGCCCGGCCAGGTCCAGGTCCTTGGAACTGGCCACGCCAAAACGGTCCAGGATCGCGCGGTACTCTTCCTCGCCCAGCGTGAGCTGGGCCTTGGCGATGTGCACCTTGGCGAGCAGGGATTTGCGGGTGTCGAAGCTGAAATTTGGCATGATCCTCCAAAATGGCACCGGCAGGGTCTTGACGTTTGGCGATTCGATCTAACCTACTTCGAAGCCACGTAGCTCAATTGGACTAGAGCAGCGACCTAACGAATCGCTAGGCTGGGGGTTCGAATCCCCTCGTGGATTTCCCTCCCCGTCACCGCAAGGTGGCGGGGTCTTATTTTGCCTTGGCTGCTCATCAGGACCGGGCAACCACGCCCGGCCGACCGCCCCCGTCGCGGTGGGGGCGGTTTAGCAGGGACTAGAGCGCCCCGATGTCCAGCGGCACGGCGGCATACGCGCCGTTCTCGCCCCGCTCGTACACGCGCACGTAGGGCTTGGTTCCCGTCACCTGGATGGAGTCGCCGATGGCCTGCATGGCGCGCAGCCAGCGGCCGTCCGTGATTTCGAGGCGGCGCAGGCCAAGAATGCGGGTGGTGGAGAGGTTGCCCTCCTTGTCCACCTGGAAAGCCTGGTCCACCAGCGCGCGAAGCTCCGAGCGCGCGCCCTGGGTCCAGTCGCGCAGGCACTCGTCGATGAGCGCCTTTGCGGCCTGGAGCTGCTCGCCGAAGGTGATGTCCTCGGCCATCTGGCGCACGAGCTTGTACTTGCCGTCGTAGGACAGCAGGGTGACGTTGCCCTTGTTGCCGCCGATCTTGACCTCGTACTTCTCGGCCGAGAGGGCGATGAAAGCGCCCACGTCGGCCATGATCTCGGCCTTGAGGTCGGCCAGGAGGGTGCGCGCGATCTTGAACTTGGCCACCTTCTCCATGACCAGGTCATGGCGGAGCTTGTCGATTTCCTTCACCTGGGCCAGGGGCACCTGGTGCCCTTGGGCGTTCTCCATGAAGCCTTCCATGTTCCTCTCCTTGGCTTACGCGTGCGGGGTTGCGGCCTGGGCCTTCTCGCCGGTGCCGGCGATGGGCATCAGGGTTTCCAACTGCTCGACCGCCTCGGCGGCGGCGGCGACAACGATTGCGGCCTGGCGCAGGACGCACCACACGTCCTCGCTCACCTGCCCGGCCTGGTCGCGCAGGACCATGGCCACGTTCGACAGCTTTTCGTGGATCATGCGGACTCCTTTCCTTTGGGGTTGATCCTGCTGTGCGGACAGCCGCCGCGGCAGGCGTTGAACAGACGGATGCGCATGGGCGAGGAGCCCCAGGGCTTGCCCTGGTGCTCCAGACACAGGTCGGCGGCCAGCTCGCCCAGCACCGGGCAGTCCACCACGGCGGCGAGGTATGCGCCGCGCACGGCCTGCTCGATGCGTTCGGTGGGGGCCTTGTACTTGGCTGCCAGCACCTGGTTCACAGCGCCGGCGCTGTAGCCGATGCGCCCGGCCACGGCCCGCTGGCTGGTGCGGTCGCACTCCTCGGCCAGGACGATGATCCAGTCCGGGCAGCCGCCCAGCTGCGCCCAGGCGGCGCGGGCAACGTCCACGGCCTTGCGCTTGGCGTTGGGGCTCACGCGTCCACCTCCTCGTGCCAGGCGATGCGGCCCAGGTTGGGGTCGAACACCACCTTGGCGCGCGTCACCATGGGCGGCTTGGGGCCGGTGTTGCGCACCAGGCGGTAGACGGCCTTGGAGGTGGCGGAGGCCTGGCGGATCACGCCCAGGTACCCGGCGGCGCACAAGTGCTTCACGTAGTCCTTGGCGTCCGCTTCGGCGATCTTCGCCTCTTCGGTACTGGCGTTCACGGCCAGCTCCACGTAGGTGAAGCCGCCCAGCATCTTCATGGCCCGCCACATCTGCTCGCGGCCCTGGCCCATGCGCGAGGGGCTGCCGTCGCGCGCCAGCTTCGGGGCGTCGCGGCCTACGTCGCGCGCCAGCTCGAACACCACGCGGGAGAAGCGCCCGCCGGAGCGGGCGGCCGTGAGGTAGCCCCCGGCCTCCAGGCGGCGCACGTACTCCTTCACGGTGTCGCGGTCCCAGCGGTGCAGGTCGGCCAGGGTGAAGCAGCCCAGGCGGCGGATGTTCTCCCAAATGGCCTGCCGGGAGCAGGACTCGCCGGCGGCGGCCAGTTCCACCACGCCCTTGCGGCCGGGCTTCATGCCGCCCTCCGCCCCGCCGGGCTGCCGGTGAAGATGTCGCCCTGGTAGTCCTTCATGCCCACGGCCTGAAGGCCCCGCGTGGCCGCGAACTCGCGCACGCGGTCGAGGTTGACGCAGATGCGCCGCACGCTGCCGCCGCTCGACTCCAGGTTGTGGGTCAGCAGATCGTCGCCCACCGTTGTTTGCGGGCAGTAGAGCTTGGCCAGGGTGCGGGCGTCGTTCTCGGTGGCGGGCAGGGCGGCCTGCCAGTCGAGCATCCGGCCGTGGACGCGCTCGAACTTCTGGAGGGCCTGCGGCAGCCCCTCCTCGCCGATCAGGATAATCGCGGCCAGGCTCGACTCGTAGATGTCGCGCACCACCTCGATCATGCCCTTGGCCAGCAGGTAGTCCGCCTCGTCGATGATGAGCGGCCGGCCGGACAGCGAGAGCTGTTCGCCCACTTGGTCCATCATCTGCGGGATGGTGGCGGCCGGGCGGATGCCCATTTCGCCCAGGATCGAGACGAGCATGTGCTTGCGCGTCCACACGCTGCGCACCTGGACGTAGTAGGCCCGGCTCTTGTTGGCCGCGTAGATGGCGCAGCAGCTCTTGCCCAGGCCGCTTTTGCCGTGGAAGGTGGCCATTCCGGGCAGGCCGGACGGGCGTTCCATCACACGGTCCACCAGGGCCGAGAACAGGGCCACGTTGCGCAAGGGCGCGATGGTGCCGGGGCGCGGCACGTTGACTTGTACGCCGCCGTTCGTCATCATCAACTCCTCCGTTTAGGTTCACAGTCCAAGGCCCCGCAGGCGCGCCAACGCCGGCGGGGCCGCACCGTTCAACAGCCGGCGGCTGCCTCCGTGTAGAGGGGCATCCATTCGCCGCCGAAATCGTCGTAAAGCCGCTTGAATCCCTTGAACTCTGGCGTGGTGGCGTAGCTGTGCAGCCAGGCCAACTTCTGCGCGTCGACCGGCGCGCCCTTGCGCACCATTTCCAGCAGGTGCATGGCCCGGCCGAAGCGGATCTCCGGCGTCTCCGGCGCGGGCGCGGCCAGTCCAAGCTCACGGGACAGCCTCTCCTCGGCCTCGGCCAGGCGGGCTTCCTGCTCGCCGGTGAGCCCGGCCGGCGCATCCGAGGCGCGGGCGGCGAAACCGGCCTCGGCCAGGGCCGGCGTCTCCCAGGCTTCCGCCGGGCGCGGCAGGGCCTGCACGCGGGCGGCGCTCGCGCTGCGCGCGGCCAGAATCTCCTGGGCGATGTCCTTGACGGCCGCGCCCTTGGCGGCCTGGCGCAGCATGGCCTTGCCCTCGGCGATGACCGTCAGCTGGCGGCGCTTGCGGGCCAGGGCCACGTCGCGGCGGGATACGCCCGTGATCTCCGGGCAGACGGCCTTGCAGACAAAGGGGCCGTCCAGCTCGAACACGTACACGGCTCCCACGTCGGCATCGTCCAGCTTCACCAGCACGTCGCGCCCCTCCAGGCCGCCAAGCGCCGGGTGGTCATAGAGCGCGCCGTCCAGGCGGATGCCCTTCTTGGTGACGCGGCGGGTGCCGTCGCCACCGGGCGCGGGCAGGAGCAGCACGTCGAGCGCGCGCTCGTCCCGAATGCGGCGCACCGGGTGCGGCCATTCAGTCGCCACCTGCCAGGGGCTCTTTCCACCCAGGCCGGGGTGCTGCCTGCGGCCGTAAACGTCCTCGGCCCAGCGGTCGCAGAAGGATTGCAGCTCCTCCGGCGTCATGCGCAGCTCCAGCGGCTCCCCGCCCTGGCGCATGAGGCGCTGGGCGAAGCTGCGCCGGGCCTCGATGTCCTTGCGCTCGGCCACGTTGTGGCCCACGAAGCCGGGCACCAGCTCCAGCAAATCGTGGCTGAAGGTGCCAAGCGCGCGCTCGATGAAGGGCTTCTGCCAGGGGCTGAAGGGCGCGCAGAGCGTCTGCCGGATGCCCAGCCCCAGGCACAGCTGGGTGATGTGGCGGCTTACGTAGTCCGAGCCGTTGTCGGTGTGCAGCTCGTCGTCGGGCACGCCCCAGGCCAAGAGCGCCTTGCGGAGCGTGGCGGACACGGCGGCGGCGGAGCTGGAGCGCGAGACGTGCAGCGTTAAACGCCTGGTGAACACGTCGCTACAGCCCACGATGACATGACGCTGGCCGTCCGCCAGCAGCAGGTCGCCGGGCGTAGAGTCCATTTCCCAGCGCTCGTTCACGCGGGTGACGGCCAGCGCGTCGCCGGAGGCCGCCATGTAGCGGTTGCGCCAGGCGTCGGGGTTCTTCACGGCGGTGAACAGCTGCGCGTTGCGGGCGATCCAGCCGGCGTGCCCGCGCTGCACGGCCCGCAGGGTGGGCACGGCGTCCGCGGCGAAGCGGGCGAGCAGCCCCTCGCGCAGGTGGTTGGCGTTGGCGTGGGGGTATTCCTTGAGCATGGCCAGGCAGAACTCGGCCATGGCCGGGGTGGAGTCGATCTTGCCGGAGCCCTTGCGGTGCAGTCCCTGGCGTCCGGCCAGGCGGTCCAGGCCCTCGCGGTCCAGGGCCTTCCGCCAGTTGCGCACGCTTCCGGCCGAGAGCTTGGCCGGCAGGGCTCCCTGCGCCCACTCGGGCAGCTCCACCTGGCCGGACCGCACCCGGCCGCAGAACAGCTCGGTGCCGCGACGGCGCGGCAGGCCGGAGGCGGCCAGGAAGTCCTCGCACAGGCGGGCCACCAGCGCGCGGGCCTCGGCGCGGCGCTTGCGCTCATCGGGCAAGGCCGCGAAGGAGGAAAGCGCCGTTTGCCGGCTTGCCTCGGCGACCTGGATCTCCAACTCCTGGCGCAGCTTGAGCGCCGCGGCCTCGTGGTTGGTGGTTGTGCTGGCCAGGGCCAGGCGCACCTCGTCCGGCAGGGTGGGCAGAGGGAAGAGCTTGCCTCCGCCACGGCCTGGCCTGGGCTGATACGGCCATTCCTCGGCCGTGGCCCGACGGTGGAGCGTGGAAATGGTGCAGCCAAGGGCCTCGGCCAGCTGGGAGGCGGTGCAGGTCTGCATCAGGCCGCCTCCTCATTCGGTTCGGGAAGGGAGGGGTCGCAAAGGTAGCGCTCCGGCACGCCCAGTTCGCGCAGTCGCGCCAAAACGCTGCCGCTGTGCCGCTCACCGGCGACCGTGGCGGCCACCAGCTGGCGTGAGATTTCGAGGTCGCGGGCCACGTCGGCCATGCTCATGCCCAGGCGGTCCAAATGCTCTTGGATGCGCCGGCGCACGCGGTTGCGAGCAAGCCCGCATTCCAGCCGCCTTGAGGTCATATGCCGCCCTCCAGCTGCTTCTTGTGCCGGCGCGCGTTGCGCTCGGCCAGGCAGGCCAAGCCGTAGTCCCGGTGCTTGCGGTCCTCGGCGGTCATGACGTCGAGGCCGAGGGCGCGGAGGATGATGCGCAGCGCGCCGTGGTCGCCCGTGGCGGCGCAGAACACCACCAGGGCGAGAATCGACGGGGTATGGTCGCGGTCGGCCGGGGCCAGCCATTTGTCCAGGGTGTCCTTGCTGATGGACTGCGCGTTTCCGGTGGTGAGCCGCAGGCCGGCCTGCCGCGCGGTGTCGTTGATCCGGTCCACCAGGAGCTTGCGGCCCGACGGGTCGGCCCCTGCCGCGCGGTTCATGGCCGCGCGCAGCGCAGGCACGAGCCCGGCAAGCGCCGCCTGGTCATCTTGGAAGAGGGAGAGTTGCTTCTGCATCGCCATACCGTCCGCTCGGGTTGGTGGCCAACGTCCGTTCTTATAAATTGGCCGGACGTTGACCCTGGCTTGGCGGGCTGGTAAACACGACTTGGAAAGTTTTCTTGTCAACCGCCCGCGCCCTCCTTTTGCCCTCATGCGGGTGCAGAGTCAACCCCTTTCGGGTGCAAAACTTAAAAAGTTTGCACCTGGACGGCAGCTAGCGATTCCTTTTTGTTTCCTAACGGTTGCGCGACAGCAGCGATTTTGCCCCCGAAAATGTTTGCGCAAAAGATCAAACTTGGAAGTTTGGCGTCATGCAGGAAGTTGGAGAACGACTTAAGGCTGTCCGTGGAAGCGAATCACAAGAAGCTTTCGCGGTTAGGTTTGGGGTGCATCGAAACACTCTCGCGCGGTGGGAGAGCGGTGAGCGCACGCCGGACCTTGAATTTCTACAGCGCCTTGTGAACGAGTTGGGCGTTTCACCCGATTGGGTGCTTACTGGCCGGGGAGATATGCACTCCTTGGGCGAGCCGGCTCCTTGTGCAAGGGTTGCTGACGTCGATCTCATGTTTGTGCCTATGGTGGAGGCCCGCGTCAGCGCCGGCACGGGGAGCTTCCAGACCGAGGTCGGCAGTGAGCGGCTGTACGCCTTCCGCTCGGACTGGCTGAGCCGCAAGGGCCAGCCGTCGCAGATGGTTCTCATGCGCGTGTCCGGCGACAGCATGGAGCCGGAGATTCGCCACGGCGACGTGGTGCTCATCGATCAGTCGCAGTGCGAGCCGCGGCCCGGCACGATGTTCGCCGTGCGCGTGGGCGAGCTGATTTATCTGAAGGTTGTGGACGCCATGCCGGAGGGTCTGGTGCTCAAGAGCATCAACAAGACCTATGAGCCGTTGCGGGTGGATATGCGCGGCGACTTGGCCGACGGCGTGAAGATACTTGGGAACGTCATCTGGTGGTGCAGGGAGGCAAGATGATCTTTGCGCAAAGACATATATATTTTCTCGCAGCGGTTTTTATAGTCGCGCTATGCTCACCTGTGCACGCTGATGACAAATCACAAGTGATAGAAATTGAATCAAAGCTTCTCTCAATTGATCTGCCAGTGAAGAATCTAAACAATAAAATCAATGCAACTATGGAAAGATTATGCCCAAACGTTTCAGACACAAAATGCCTCAAAAAACACAGCAAAAAATTATCAAAAATGTTTGATGATGCATATGAGGAAAATTTGAAAGCTGTCAACAAATGATATGATCTTACACAAGATGTTAAGCGCAGGGAAATTTCTGAATCCACAAAAAGTAGTCTTGTAGATGCAATCGGCGCACTGTCACTGCGATATGGTTACTTTGAAGATGCGGCAAGCTTTGCACAGGAAGCTTTTGATCAACTTGGTGCGAACAATATTAAAGATTTCAGCAACAATATGAACAAATTTTCAGAACGTTCAAATAAAGTTAAAAGCGAGCATGCAAGAGCAATGTCTATTCTTTCTGGGCTGAATGCGCGTTTAGGCCTCACGCCTGTTCAAAAATAACCGTCACCTTATCTCGTCTGGACAAAAATAACTGTCGTATTCTATGAAAGTCGCGCTCGGCCGTTTTTTTTAGCGGCTCTTCCCTGAATCCCTTTGCCCATGCGCCTTTCTGTCCCTCCATATCCCGCCATGTCCCGTTTTGTCCCGGCCCCGCCGTGGTCAATTCTAAGTGTCGCGGCACAGCAGGCGGCAGACTCCGGCCCCGGTCAGTCCCCGGGCGGAGGCGCAAGCGGGCGCTTCTCGTGGAACTGCACGGTCTCAAGCGGGGTGAAGTCCTCAAGGTGGCGCGAAAACGCGGCGCCCAGGAAACTATCGACCCAGCCGGAGATGTTGTTGCGCCGCACGTTCTCGCGCAGCTTGTGCATGCGCATCTTGCGCTCCAGGACCGGCAGCTGGCAGGCCGCGTTGAGGGCGTCGGCCACCTCCTGGGGGTCGTAGGGGTGCACCAGGAAAGCCCCCAGGCGCTGGAACTGCGCCGCGGCCCCGGCAAACTCGCTCAGGATGAGCGCCCCGGTCTCGCTGACGTTGCTGGCGCAGTATTCCTTGGCCACCAGGTTCATGCCGTCGCGCAGGGCGGTCACCAGGGCGATGTCCGCGACACGGTAGTAGGCCACCAGCTCGGGCCGCGAGAGGTTGCGGTAGAGATGATGGATGGGCACCCAGCCGGGCACGGTGAACTCCCCGTTGAGCAGCGTCACCAGGCGCTCGATCTCGTTCTTCAGCTCCTGATACTCGACCACGCCCTCGCGGCTCGGCACCAGCACCTGCACGTAGGTGATGCGGCCGCGCAGCTCCGGGTAGCGGATCAGGGCGTTGCGCCCCGCCTCCAGACGCTGCGGGACGCCCTTGGAGTAGTCGAGCCTGTCCACGCCGAGCACGATCTTGCGGTCCTGGAAGGCCTCGCGGAGCCTGGACGCCGCCGTGGCGGTCTCGCGCGTGGCGGCCAGCCTGGCGAAGGCGGCGTAGTCGAGGCTGATGGAGAAGGTGCCGATGCGGACGCTGCGGCCGTCGACCCCGGCGGTTATCACCGAGCCGCGGCCCCAGACCTCGGTGTGCGGAAAGAGCACCTGCAGGCAGCGCACGAAGTTCCTGCGGTCGCCCAGGGTCTGGAAGCCCACCAGCTCGTGCTCCAGCAGCGCCTGGAGGATCTGCTTCCGCCAGGGCAGCTTGAGGAAGATGTCCGGCGCAGGGAAGGGGATGTGCAGGAAGAAGCCGCAACGCCGCACCGCGTTCAGATCCTTGAGGAAGTGCGCCACGTGCATCAGGTGGTAGTCGTGGACCCAGACGTAGTCGTCCCGGCGCGAGTTTTCGGCCACGGTGCGGGCGAACTTCCTGTTCACGTCCAGGTAGCTCACCCAGTAGTCGGGCATGAAGTTGCAGCGCGACTGGAAGTCGTGGAACAGCGGCCAGATGATCTCGTTGGAGAAGCCTTCGTAATAGTTGCGGTGCTCGGCCGCGGTGAGCTCGATGGGCAGAAGGGCGTAGCCGGCCTCCCGGGAGAAGGCGGCGAACGGGGCCGTGGGGTCGCCTTCGCCTAGCTGGCCGGAGGAGCCCACCCACAGGCCGCCGCGGTCGCGCAGCACCGGGGCCAGGGCCGTCACGACGCCGCCGGCGCCGGCCTTCACCTTCCAGCCCCCGTCCTCCTGCACCAGCGTCACGGGCAAGCGGTTGG